TTTACCGATCTGTCGAGATGCTAAAAGAATAAAGAATCTATTATCACGCATCTTACGTACAGCTCGTTTTTGGCATGAGTGTAGTTTAATTTTCTCTCTACCTCTATCTAGGTTAACAATAAAGAAAAAGTTTTCTGCAAAGTATAAAATATTTTCTCTAGCCTTCTTTATCTCTTTTATCATCCATGGCTCGTAACTAATAACTGCATCAGCTGCAGGTAAATTTGGATTTCCGAGGTAAAACTCTGTTTTGTCTGTCTTTTTGGCCATAAAGGTATAAATATACTTATGTCTAAAAGCGACTTTTTTAAAATTGGTCAAATATATAGTGAATCTCTCAATCAAATGAAGAGTAAGATTAAACACAATAATAAGGTTAAACCAGGTGAAATCGGTGAAGCGCCTCTCATTAAAGGAGGCCCTGATGATACAGAAGGATATGTTAAGAAAGTGGTTGATAGACGCGACGCTGAGGATGATGGTGATAATCTATACGATATCGATGTTTTATCTCAGCCTGATTACGACACCGTCAAAAAAGACGGAGAAAAAACAAAGAAGAAAAAACTGACAACAGAATCACAAAAAATGGCAGAAAGAAGTATAAATAATTTTATGAGAAAAAAATCTTTGTTTGATAGACTCTACGAAAATGTTATGACCCCAGGTGCTCCTGAAATGGGTGGTGAAATGGGCGAAGCTGAAGAACTCGATGCTCTCGGCATTGACGATGAAGGTGATGTTGATATTGCTAGTGAAGGTGAAGTTACATTCACACTTGACCGTGCAACTGCACAAAAACTTCACGATGTTCTTATGAGTGTTCTTGAAGGTGGTGAAGAAGACCTCGGCGACGAAGGTGACTTCGACATGGAAGACGAAAATGCAGATGATGACTTTAATGCTGATGACTTCGGCGATGAAGACGAAGAAGAACTTGGTCACACTCTTGTCAATGCTAAACAAGTTGACATGGGTAAGAACAACAAAGTTGGAACTCTTAAAGTTCAATCCGGCGGTGCTAGCTCTGCATACACAGACAAAGTAGGCAATGACGGTGACCATGGTCATGCGCTTGTTAATGCTAAGCAACCTAACATGGGCAAAAGCAACAAAGTTGGTAAGCTTAAAGTAGGCGGTTCTCTTTTTGAGCAATAATTTTAATTAAGACAAGGAATTAAGAGACGGGCTTGGTTGTATAACCAAGCCCGTTTTGTATAAATATAGATATGACGAGTTTTAAAGAGTACTACCTACTTGAATATGCAAAGAAGGAAAACGCACTGCATAGTGGACTAGTATCACTTAAATCAGGTATTAACGGTAAGTCTTATGACCGTATGCACATGAGAAAAAATGTCAATACTGTTAAGAAGGAGTATAAGCCTCGTTACGATATTCCAACAGGTAATATATCAGGTCAAGTATTACTAAACTTACTTAACTCTTATAATATAACTTTTCAACCTGGAGAAACTAAGCATCTAGGTAATTCTTCTTCTACTGTAGAAATGTATATCGGTCAAGATGGACAGCAGTATGGTAAGGTAACAACTAAATAACTTATATGGGCTGTAATACATCGAGATCTGAGTGCACAATTGATAGTGTGTTTGCCGCAGTCGCAAACCCAAATTGCGGGCAATTATTTAACCCTGCAAATCTAATGGGTGAGCAGTTAGTTTATGATATGGCTTTTAAAGACCTCATAAACAACTTTGGTATTCCAGTTAATTACTATATTCACTCTTTTAGTCTTTCAGCGTGCGATACCTTTTATGGCTCGCAACCTACAGCCGTATTTTATGGACCTGTTCCACTCATGATGTATATTGAGCTAACAGATGGTGCAATTAAGCTCTCTAAGTTTGGTTTTGCACCTGATGATGAGTTTACAGGGTTTGTGCATATACAAACATTTGAAGACGAAATAGCAAACAGAGACTTTTATATTCGTACACAGACTGGTGCTTTATCTAGCTATGAAGCGTACCTATCTTATGTACAAGCTCAATCAGCTACACCAGGATTTAATTTTCCTGCTAACATCGATTCCTTAACACAGGAAACAGGTGGTTATGATTTTAATACAACACGTTATTCAGCACAAGATGTGTATACATCTACAGGTCAATCTGTCGAACCAAAGTCTGGTGATTTAATCGAGGTATGGCCATTAGGATGCGATAGACCTAATGGTAGAGGAGCGAAAATCTACGAAGTTACAGAGAGAACTGATCAAGATGTAGCTACACTCAATCCAATACTCGGTCACTATGTTTATAGATTACGTGCTAAGAGATTTATGTACTCATTCGAACCTGGCGCGCCTCTCGAGAAGCAAAATCAGCAAGTTTACGACAATGCTTTCTCAGGTATTATATCGTCTACTATACCTGGTGTCTCAGCATCACCTGCTAAGTCATATCCAGGTAATATAAACGCAATATCTAAGGATGAAGTATTTGATATGTCTGTTAACAATACAGACATATATGGAGAGTACTATTAAAGTATATCTCCTACAATAATATTATTATCTACTAGTGTAAAGTTGTGTGTAGGTTGTTTGAGATCAACTTGAACATTATTCGCAGCAGCAACATCAGTAATAAACTCGGATAGCTCTTTATGCATTGCAAAGATAGCTGGTGCTCGATCTCCAAGCTCATTTAGGATTTCTTGAGGAGTAAAGCTATCGTTTGCCCATACAAGATCAATACCTCTACGCTGTACATGAACTAAATTATTAAATGTATCACGGGTTGTGTTTACAATGTTATTTGCGACAGCTTTGAGTCTCTGTTGTCTCATTTCAGGAGTTACAGGAGCAGCGGAAAGAATTTTGTTATCAGTTAAGATTGACATATATGATATTTATGCTTTATTGTGTATATTACTTGAATCGAGGGGATCTGAGAGAACTGCATTGTAAATTGCTTCTTCATCGAACATTTGAGTATATTTATCGAATGGGCACTCAGCCGGAATACCACCGATTTCGAAATCATACAAGTATGATTTTCTGTGACCTTTAGAGTAATCAGCTTTAGGGAGAATGTTTGTATGCATATCGTAGCCGAATAGTGTAGGTGATGTAACATTCCATACCACCTTCGATAGCTTACCAATCGCAGCAGCAATATGCTGTAAAGAGGAATCGATAAGAATGCGTTCAGTTGATAGATGTATAATAGCTGTGAGAGTTCCTACTGTACACCGTTCATCTAATCTCTCGCAGTTTTCAAGTACAGGGTGATATTGATTACACACATGTAATACATGATAGCCTTTCTGTACTAGCATATTCACTATTGACTGAGCAATATTAGGGTGAATATCTCTTGCCCAGTTATAAGGTAGAGTGTATACACTACCACCAAATGGCTGAAAGACGCACAACGGTTTTGAGTTATTAAGAAATCTCTTTCCAGCAATATCTACCTCTCTAAAATTAAGATTGAGAGATGAGTTTTTGGATTGCTTTGTACCTACAAGATCGCACCAAGTTTCGATTAGGTGTTTTCTTTTAAAAATATGATCTTGTTGTCTGTATGGATCCTGAGCGAAGATTTTTGTATCAGTTCTCCCTGAGATATAATCTCTATAAAAATACTCGAGACTGTTGAGATCCCTACTATCACTTACACCTTCATTACGTTCAAATACTCCAGGGTACGCGCTGCATACAATAATCTCTTCGTCTTTATTTTCGTGCTTATATGAATCGATAACACTGGTAGCAGCTACATGTTTACCTAGTCCTCCTGTTATGTGAAAGATTGTTCTCATTGATCAAAATTTGATTTAAATTTCTGCCTGTCTTGATATACAGTGTTGAATGGTTCTGTTTTTTTAACAAGATATTTTCCGCCTACACGATTATTTACTGACATATGCTGAATAATCTTTGCATAAAAGTTATCAATCTCCATTCCTGATGGAATAGCCATATTAAGGATATCTTCATATATATTTTCAGAGAGTGCGTACGCGTGGGTTGTAACTATCTGATTCCTGAATAACTGTTCTTCAAGACCACCTAAATAAAGCATATCAAAATCGTGAAGATTGTTGTAATTACCTAATAGTAGATCATCAAGATTTTTTGAAAACTGAACATCGTCTTCGAAAATAAGAATACGTTTAAATTTGTTCTGCTTCGCATCTGCAATACAGTTAAGATGAGATAATCTACAACCTAATGCGTTCTTTATGTAATTTTCATCTCTATGGTTAAAATTTCTATACACATTATAAGGTATCGAACTTAGATCTGCATCTACAACTGAGCCTTCTGTACGTTTATAATTCCTAATATCAAACAATGCAAAATATTTTAACATATTACTATTCCTATCTTCGTCTTTCTCGAGATTTATATAGTAAATCATGTCAAAGATGTTATCTGCAAGACTCATGACAGTAGTTTATATTTAAAATGTAAATTATCAACTATAAAATAGAGTACCATTGCTTTAATAGATTTAATGTGTAAATAGCTATATGGACAAAGAAGTTTTCTTTATTAACGGAATGCCTCGCTCAGGGTCAACGCTCTTATGCAATATTTTAGCTCAAAACCCAGATTTTCATACAACACCTACAAGCGGATTATCTGATATTGTATCAAATATAAATCATATGTGGCATCAGAACCAGGCTATAAAAGCTTCTGAACCACCTGAAAAACAGTTAATAGTTATTAAGGATTTAATACAGTCATATCACAGTGATACAGATAGACCTGTAGTATTCAATAAATCGCGTGGTTGGTGTTCTCTAATAGAACTCATAGAGATGGCTACAGAGAAGCCCATTAAGATTCTAACGACGATAAGAAGCTTACCGAGCATAATTGCGTCTTTCGAAAAATTGTATAGAAAAGAACTAAAAAACATAAGTTCTCCTATGCAACGTACACAAGAGATGGGTATTATGTCAACTCGTATAAACGCTTGGACAAACGGTGTAGTAGGGTCGACATTCAATACCATACAAGATGCTTTCTTACGAGGCCATAAAAGTAAATTTCATTTTATTGACTACGAAAAACTTACTACATCACCAGAAATCGCTATGAGAGGCGTTTATGAGTTTTTAGAGAAACCTTATTTCAACCACGATTTTAATAATGTTGTGCAATATACATTTGAAAAAGATATTGAGCACGGCTTTACTGATTTACACACTATTAGACCTGTAATTAAACCGCAGGTTGATGATAGTAGAGAAATTTTAGGACCACTCTACGATAGTCTTACAGGGTTTCATTACGATTTTCACGGGTAATTAACTAACTAATGGGATGCGGAAACAGCTACCATTAATGTTGATACATAAACTATCAGTTGAATACCCGGTGAAATTTACTACACCTCCAAGACTTAATTGGTTATTGCACGATCCGAGAACCAACTGACCTGACCCAGTGACGATAGCACCAGCTCCAATAGCAATTGAGTTACTAATATTACTTACACCTGTGCCAGCATTGCACCCAATAAAAACGGAATTTGATACGTAACCAGTACCCGAGCCAGCATTATTACCTATAAACGTAGAGTTTGAAGAATTAACAGCACCGTAACCTGCTCTGTAACCGATAAAATTATTATGGCAACTAGAATTAGCAGTTGATCCAGCAGCTTCGCCGATGAATATATTATAACTTGTACTACAAGTAAGCCGACCTGCTTTATAGCCTATAAATGTTGCAGAAGTATTACACTGTGAATTACAGCCTGCAGATCTACCTATAAAATTAGAGTTACATACAGTACTAGCGTTTTTACCAGCACACGTGCCGATGATATTATTATGGCACGATGTAGCCATCCCTGCACCAGCATTAGCACCTATAATGTTATTATATGTTGCACTGGATACACCGTTACCTGCATTACATCCTATAAAGTTAGAGAAAGTCGACGATGTAGAATTACATCCTGCCCTCTCTCCGATAAAATTAGAAAAGGTAGACGATGTTGCGCCGTAACCAGCTGCGTTACCTATAAAATTCGAAGAACTTGCAGAACCTGCGTTTCGTCCCGCTTCGTTACCTATAAAATTAGAATTAAATAAAGATGTTGCACCGCACCCAGCATTATTACCTATAAAATTTGAAGCACTTGACGACGCTGCGCTTCTACCAGCATTATTACCTATAAAATTAGAATTTAAAGCTGACGTTGCCCCGTTACCTGCGTTGAAGCCTATAAAATTAGCACACGTAGAACTCGTAGCATTATTACCAGCACTTCGTCCTACAAAAAAACTATCTGTACGTGTTGCGCTAATAGGTAAGCTACCTATGTTGATCGCACTTGTAGCAAATGTCTGAGTGCCAGTGAATGTGTTATTAGCACTCAGAGCAGCATACGCACTTAGTGAGTTTACTCTAGCATACGCGCTAAGTGAATTATTAGTAGCGTATGCACTTAGTGTCGTATCGACTATATATGTTGAAATTGAACTAACAGAACTACGCACTGTTGTCCCACCCTGTACTACAACGATAGTGTTACTCCCCGAGAGAGGCTGTGCGATTGGTAGTTCGGAAATTTTCGGCATAATATTATTTATTGATCTTTTGCATTTTACCGCTATAATATTCTTAGATGGTTAAATTTGACAAAGATTCGCATACCTATACTAGTGTGGTTACAGGTGAGAAGTATATTTCTGTAACCACCCTACTAGGTAAGTATGTAAAGCCATTTGATTCTGATTATCATGCAGAAAGAGTCGCAAAGCGTGAAGGTGTATCAAAAGAGTTTATCCTTAATATATGGAAGCAGCAAAACGATACTGCGAACGAGAGAGGTACTAAGATCCACGAAACGCTTGAAGATTACATCGGTGAAGGTATAACTGATAGTTCGTATGGATGGTTGTATAGTACATACGAAAATGTGTGTACAGAAACTATTAGTAAGTTCAATAAAGTCTATACAGAGTATATGCTACATAATCACGAGTATAAAATAGCAGGTACATCAGATTTGATTTATGATCATGGCGATACATTTACTGTCGCAGACTTTAAAACAAACAAAGAGTTTAAGTTTGAGAACAAATATAATGAATATCTATTAGATCCTGTGTCTCATATAATGTATAGTCAGTTTACTGTTTATGCACTTCAATTATCTCTCTATGCATATATGCACGAGCTCATAACAGGTAAGAAGTGTAGAAAGCTTGTATCCTTCTATCTGAAGGATGATAAAATCGTACCATACCATTTTAATTATTTAAAGACTGATATTATTAATATACTCGAGCATTACAGACTAAATAGCTGTAAATGAAAAAAGAAGTAGTTTTAAAGAAATTAGAGAGTTATATCGAAAAAATACAAGACACAGTTGATGATATCTCGTCATTGCTTGAGCTTGATATTGATGATGAAGAGTTAGCTGAAATGTCTGTTGAGTTTAAAGAGCAGATAGAATACGCAATTTCAGAAAATACTGAATGTAATTATAATGATATTATTGATTATATAAGAGAAAATTTATAAGTTGATTTTCTAGAATTATAGTTATAATTGTTTTATGTTAAATGTTTTAATTATAGGTAAAGGCTATGTTGGTAGTGAAATTAACAGGCTTTTACAAAGATGTAATATTCATTTTAAATCGCGTGATGAGTTAGACTATCATGATCAAGGTATCTTGAGAAAATATATTGCTAATAATAATATTAAGTATGTTGTTAACTGTTCCGGCTTTACAGGTAGACCGAATGTCGATGAGTGTGAAGATAGAAAGGAAGAGTGTTCACTGCTTAATGTTTTTGTACCTCTTAAGGTTGCAGAATCATGCAAAGCTCTCGATGTAAACTATATTCATATCTCCTCTGGCTGTATATACAGCGGATACGATAAAATGTATACAGAGGAAGATGTACCTGATTTCGGTTTTTATAGTAGTACATCTTCTTTCTATTCAAAAACAAAGCATCTTTACGAGATTTTAACTACAACAGGCTTAACACTTAGAGTTAGAATGCCTTTTACGCCGTATCTAAGTGACCGTAATTATCTGAGTAAGTTGATTAAGTATGATACACTTCTTAATTTAGTAAACTCAAAAACATATCTACCTGATGTGTGTAGCTTTATTCAATACATTATCGATAAAGAAGTCTATGTTAATAATATAGGTCCTCTTAACTTTGTTAATACTAAGCCGCAATCAACAAAGGCTATTGTACGAAAACTTGATAATTATGATCTGGTTAATGCAGCTGAGAAAGTATTTGTTGATAGTGTAGAAGGTATTAACACAAAAGCAGGCAGGTCAAACTGCGTACTATCTATTGACAAACTCAATAAACTGTTTCCAGATTTTTATATGCAAACAGAAGAATATGCTCTAAACGAAGCATTAACAACTATAGCTAATTTAAAATGACAAAAGGTATTGTCCTCGCAGGAGGTAAGGGTACTCGTCTCTACCCTTTAACACACTGTATTAGTAAGCAATTACTACCGGTATATAATAAGCCTATGATATACTACCCTCTTCAGACACTGAAGGATATGGGTATTATTGATATACTAATTATTACTGCAGATGAGACGCAATGTAGGCTTTTTCAATCACAACTTAAAGACGGCAGTCAGTATGGGTTAAATTTATCATACACGATACAATCTGAGCCGAATGGTTTACCGGAGGCGTTTATTATTGGAGAGAAGTTTATAGGTGATAGTGATGTTGTCTTAATACTTGGTGACAATGTGTTTATCTTAAACGCTCCGATTAGTGCTGAACCAAACACTATATTTACATATCAGGTGAAGAACCCTACTGCATATGGTGTTGTAGACGTAGAAGATGGTCGCCTCAAGAGGATTGTAGAGAAACCAAAAGAATTTGTATCGACAAATGCTGTTGTAGGTTTATACTCTTTTACTAACGAAGCTGTAAGGCTCGCTAAGGAGTTGACACCATCAGCTCGCGGCGAACTAGAAATTGTTGACTTAATAAGGAACTTAAATAACATTGAGACTGTAAAGATTAAACCGCTTGATGGATTTTGGTTTGACTGCGGTACTCATCAAGACTTACTAGAATGCGCTAACTTAATAGAGGCAATTGAACACAGAACGACACGTATAATAGGACTAAACTAATGTATAAAAAAAGAATAATTGTAACAGGAGGATTTGGATTTATTGGTTCTCATGTAATTGAAGAGCTACTTAATCGAGATGACATCGAGGCTATTGCAAATATCGATAATCTATCTATTGGCTCTAACACAGAAAATGTGGCGTATGACGATCGATTGGTTCATTTTGTAACGGATATCGCGAAAGAGGGTACTGTTCATAGTATTATTAAGTCGTTTAAACCTACTCATATTCTTCATCTTGCTGCACAATCTCATGTAGATCGTTCAATTACTACACCGATGTCATTTGTAGAGACGAATGTTGTTGGTACAGCAGTATTACTTGAAGGCTTGCGACAGTTTGCACCAGGCGCTAAGTTTGTTCATGTATCTACTGATGAAGTGTATGGTCACTTAACTTCAATTGAAGATAAGCCCTTCAATGAAGATACTCATCTCGATCCACGTTCGCCTTATTCATCTTCTAAAGCATCCTCTGATCTAATTGCATTATCATATAGAAGCACATACAATCTAGATATCACTGTTACTCGTTGCTGCAACAATTACGGTGAAAGACAATTTGATGAGAAGTTTATTCCTACCATTTTACGTAGCATTGTTGCAGGTAAAAAAATACCAGTTTATGGTCAAGGAAATAATGTTAGAGAGTGGATTTATGTAAAAGACCACGCTAAAGCAATTATTGAAGTGGCGTTTAACGACTATCAAGAGTGGGTGTACAATATTCCAGGTGTAGAGAGACTAACTAACTTAGAGCTTATTAATGTTATTGTTGGTATTATCGAGGATAAGTTTCCAGAATACAAACAAGAAGAATACATTCAATTTGTGGCAGATCGACCAGGTCACGATCTATGCTACATGCTCGAAACAAACTATAATGATATTAGTTCGATTAATGCGCAGCAAGACTTTTATGCGGCAATGACAAAGGTTGTTGAGTTTTATGTGGCAAAACTTACTTCTGGTTGCTTATAATGAACTTCGTTATAATAAGTTGTAATGAGACTTGTAAGAGTAATAACCACTGAAGACATAAATGATTCAGAGCAAAAAAGTGTAGTAGTTGATTATATCTATACAGTTGATACTGAGAAAAAAGTTGCTATGTTTAATGATGTGAGAAGCTATATTACTGATGCAGGTGGCAAATTTCAGGTCTCTCCTATGAGCGAGTTGCAAAAAAGTTTACTAATTAATCTCTTTTTGCAGAGCGATTATATTGACCCTAAATATTATTTTTTACACGGCGAATAAACAAGATGAAAGAATACGAGAGTATTATTGGTAAGTATCGATTTAAACTTGATGCTCAAATGAATAAGATAGAAGTGTATTGCGAGACTAAAGGTGTAGAACCTATAGCTCTTATACAGGTTAAGCAAAATCTAACAGAGAAGGAATTCCATTACGAGATAATGCAATGGGCTTACGAAAATAACACAATTTGAAATATGTACTGTAACTGTGGAAATAAAATTGAAGAAGCTCGTTTAGAGCTATCGCTAACTGTATGTCGAATTTGCGCATTTCAGCAACCAGATACTCGGCCGAAAGGTCGTATGGTGTATACTGGTAAGGTTGGTGGCGAAATTGAGATCCTTTCTCATAGCGTTTGGAATGAGAATAAATCACGCTTTCAACCTCGTGGCGCGCGTAGTGCAGTGAAAAACTTTAGTAAGAATCCCTGCAGTTAACGAACTACACTATAATCATATAGATGGAGACAATTAAAACAAATTTACTGCTTGTCCTTGGCGACACGCACGGTGAGTGGTCAACCTTATTCAACTACCTTGAACGTATTAACTGTAGTGATGCAGTTATATGCCATGTAGGTGATGTAGGTATCGGCTTTAGAGGTATTAAAAAGTTAGAGGTTGGTTCACTGCAAGTTATTAACGATATGTTAGCTGAGCGCAACATTGTGATGTATGCAATTAGAGGTAATCACGATGACCCAGCCTACTTCGATGGATCGCATAACTTAAGTAATCTCAAATTGCTACCTGATTATACTCTAATGAATATTAACGATGAACGCTTTCTGTTCGTTGGAGGTGCTGTAAGTATCGATAGAAAAAGTCGCACTATTCATAAGTCATGGTGGCCTGATGAAGTGCTTGTGTTAGACGAGAGTAAGGTTGAGCAATGCGATGTACTTATTACTCATACAGCTCCTAGCTGGATTGGACCAACAGATAAGACAGGGATCGAATACTACACCGATATAGATGAGTCGTTGTGGTCGGAGTGCGTTGAAGAACGCGCTACAATAGATAAACTTATTAATTTAACAAAGCCGAAAAAACATTATTGCGGCCACTTTCATGAGAGTGCTCTTGCGAAAAATAATGGATGTATATCAAGAATTGTTAATATTATGGAACTCGTTGAACACAATTATAAAGTAGAACAACACAATTTATGGAAAAAATAGTAGCAACATCAAAAACATGCGGACCGTGTCATGTTCTCAAGGCAAGATTAACTAGAATGGGTATCACTCCTGTATTTAAAGATTCATCAAATCCTGATGATATTCCATGGTTTCGGAAACATTCTATTCGTAATATACCGTGTCTTGTAATTGAAGACGAGAAGGGCGACATTCAGATAATTCAAGGTTCAGAGGAAATTATCGATAACCTTAAAGCCGACCTCAAGTGAGGTCGGTTTCCTTTGTTTGAGGTAAAAACTTCTAATAAAAACATACGAATATTATAAATAATAATACGTATGTTTAATGAGCATCTTAGTAAAATTTACGCACTTGGATCAACTGCATCCTTCACAGGATTTGCAATTAGCCACGCTGCAGTTAATGCGTGGCTACAGACAGTTTCCTTATCAATCGGCATTATGACCGGTTTAATTGCTGTTTTGACTTTTCTTGCTAAAAACAGCAAGAAAAAATAATATTAAGCATAAATAAACTCGTGATACGAAATTATAAAGGAAGAACACAACAATCACCGACGCTCTCATGGGCGATGGAGATTAGTTTTTGTGGTGTTGCTTTTTAAGATCCGTAGCACATACACAAGTCGGTTAAGACAAAGCAGCGGATCTCAAAAAGATCCGCTTTTTGTTTTAATGAACTTCGATATAATAGTTGTATGAGCTGTGATGCTTGTAATTTTAACGAAATTAAGTAGTTGAAGTTAGAAGGAACTAGCTTATAATAATCGAGTAAGCTGTGATGCTTAGAACTTTTACGAAATTAAGTAGTTGAAGTTAGAAGGAACCAGGTTATAATGATTAAAGAACGCCCTGATGCTTAGTGAGTGCTTGATAAACTCATAACGACCGTGGTAGAACGGCCTGGACTTGAAATAATAGTGCGGTGACTAGATGAAGAAAATAGATAAAAACTTAATCTATATAGATGAGTTTAACTTTTTGTTTATTTTATGTACGTGAGGCTACTGTTGGTTGTGTGGCGGCAGACTGTAACCCTGCTCATCAGAAACATCGTTGGTTCGATTCCAACCGCGTACACCAATTTTGCTGGTATATACGTCAAGACGGTATATTGGCAACTCTACCAGTGAAGCAAATCATATTTGCGAAGAATTCGTGACCAGTGAAAGTCGGTTTAACGGTAGAGCAATTTTTAATACATAATGCTGCCATCGTCTATCGGTTAGGACAAATGGTTTTCAACCATTAGAGCGGGGTTCAACTCCCCGTGGCAGTGCCAATTTCAAAATCCCGAGTAGCTCAATGGTAGATGCGCTGAGCTGTTAACTCAGATGTTGCACGTTCGAGTCGTGCCTCGGGAGCCATTTTCAAAAGCGCTATAAGTGTTACGGTAGCACGTGATCCTTCCAAGTTCGAGGCGTGGGTTCGACTCCCACATAGCGTACCAATACTAGCCATCGTCTAAATGTTAAGACCTCACGACAGTACGTGGGAAATGTAGGCTACAATCTACTGGCTAGTGCCAATTTACCTAAGCGGGCTCATGAAACATAGGGACGGGCTCTTCCACCAGCGTGATGGCTGAAGCTTTCGAGCGAAGAGTATGTATATCTTGCAGAAGTGTTTCAATACAATTTTTTTAACGCCTTGTTAGTTCAATGGTAGAACGTCTGTTTTGTAATCAGAAGGCGAGAGTTCGATTCTCTCACTCGGCTCCAATTTTTAACGGGTATAGGCCACGGGGTGTGGCGCTTGGTTTGGGACCAAGACTTGACAGGTTCGACGCCTGTATACCCGACCATTTTCAACGGTGATGTGAATGTCGATCTAGTAAGACGCAGATTTCATAAGTCTGAGTATGTCGGTGCAAATCCGACCATCACTACCAATTTACGAACGCTGATGTAATGGTAGCATGTGTTAATAGGGTTGTTGAGGTTCGATTCCTCCTTGAATATGGTAACGTAAATCCGCATAGCAATGATCGGTTCAATTCCGAACGTTCATAATTTTCAATAACTGGTATAGGCTGACTGGATGTCGTGTTAGCATGGGGCTAAGAAGAGGTGAGTTCGATTCTCACATACCAGACCAATTTCAAAGGGGGATTAGCTCATCTGGTAGAGCGATTGATTTGCATTCAATAGGTGGTCGGTTCAAGTCCGGCATTCTCCACCAAAATTTTTACGGTCATTGAGGGGTGTTCGTTACTAGGACGTTTGTTATGGGTAGCCAACGGAAGACGCATTTATGCAGTTGGTATAAACCGGGCCTTTCGAGGTAGTCTCCGGTTGGGAACACATATAACGATATAGCGACCTGAGCCGTAAATTCATTTTCTATACGATTATAGCTCAGATGGTTAGAGCACAGCTTTGATAAAGCTGAGGTCGAAGGTTCGAGTCCTTCTAGTCGTACCATTTTTTACCCCACTTAGCTGAGATAGATTAGCGCATCGCTGAAGACGATGAAAGGTTGGAGCGTTACCAACAGTGGGGGCCATTATGAGAGTGTATGCCCTCTGGCTACGAACCAGTGGAAAGGCTAACTGGACACATGTAGGTTCGAATCCTATCTCTCTCGCCAATTTTATATTATAAGGAACTACCTTATAATAATGATGTCAGTAATGATAACGCCCTGGTACCGGAACTGCCTTCTAAGCAGTAGTACCGTAATCGGAGTCAATGGAGGTTCGAGTCCTCTCCAGGGTACCAATTTCAAAGCTCCTGTAGCTCAGTCGTGGTTAGAGCACCCGCCTTATAAGTGGGAGGTCATGGGTTCGATCCCCCATCAGGAGTACCATTTTCAATACGCTTGTAGCTCAGCGGTTAGAGCAAGCCGCTCATAACGGTTAGGTCATGGGTTCAATCCCCATCGGGCGTACCAATTTTCAAAGCGGAGGAATGTCCCAAGGCTGGCGAGCGAGACTCCAAATCTTGCTGGGTGAGTTCGATTCTCACTCCCCGTGCCAATTTTATAACCGAGCGTAGCCTTAATGTAGAGGTCTCTGATTGTGACTCAGACTGTGCAGGATCGTGCCCTGCCGCTCGGACCAATTTTCAATCGCGGGTAGGACAAGATGGTTAGTCGAGTGTCTCATAAGCACTACT